GATTTACACGGTAAGGGCTGGTATGCTGAGCATGAAAGAAAAGACTTAGACTGGTTGAGGAGATATTGATATGGCAATACTTTATGAGCATTACAATGAGGGGAATGATGACTACGCAAACTTTTACGATGGTTACTGGCTAACACAGACTTTTACTCCTGCAAAAGCACACAAAATCATGAGCGTTAAGTTGCTACTTTATCGAACTAACAGTCCTGGCACATTGACAGCCAGTATAAGAGCAACTGATGTAGATGGCAAACCTACAGGTGGGGATTTATGTTCAGGCACGACTGATGCAAACACACTACCAACAAGTCCTTCTTCTGAGTGGAGAGAGATTACACTGGGAAATGGCTACAACCTCTCTAGTACTACAAAGTATGCCATTGTGGTTAGAGTACCAAGCGGAACTGCTTATAATCGTGTGTTCTGGCCTCTTGATGGTTCGACACCAACTTATGCAGGTGGTAGTTATGGAATATCTTATGATGATGGTTCTTCATGGGAACTTGAGGCACTTGACGACATGATGTTTGAGGAGTGGGGAAAGAGAGGTAGAGGTCCACTCCCAATGCACTTCAGACAATGAAAACCGTAATGGTAGCTGGCGACTTTGGAAAGATACATTCTGGACATTTACTACATATCGCTAAAGCCTACGACCTAGGAGATTGGTTGTATATCGTGACCCACTGTGATTATGAGATCACCGACAGGAAAGGATATATCCCCGACCTCCTGGAGAACAGAATCTTGATGCTTAATACCTTCCTGAAAGGCTTGGGGGGATATGGTGAAGTCATCATGGCCCTAGATAGAGATGGGACAGTCGCTGCCACAATCAAGTATTTAGGCCCTAATATCTTTGCCAAGGGCGGAGAGTACAACTTGACCAATCTCCCTGCAAGCGAGATTCAAGCCTGTAAGGAAGTAGGCTGCGAGATCAGGTTTGGGGTCGGGGAAACATTAAACCAATCCCGTAGGATAGCGAGGAGATAAATGACTTGCAAGATTCTGAAAGAAGATGGTTCTGTTCTGTTAAAAGAGGATGGGTGCGCCTTATTATTAGAAAGGTTTTGGGCTTATGTTAAACGGACAGTCGCCCGGATAGCGATCAATAGACAGGAAATTGCACGGTTGGGGATTAACCAACTTGATATAGCAAAAACCGCCCTGGGAAGATGGATAAGGGGATGCTAAAAGGAGGATAAATGTTTACATACGTCTTAACTACAGACATCGGCAAAATCAGGCTCATTATATCGGACAAAACTCTGACTGATTACCATTTTTCAGATGAGGAACTTCAGAGTTTTCTAGACACTGAGGGGTCCGTCAATCTCGCCGCGGCCGCGGCCTTTGAAAGTTGGGCTGCTGCCTATGCTTTGAATGCCGATAATGAACGGATAGGAGATTACTCTTATGCTCAGTCGGCCCCAGATAAGATGCTCAAACTAGCAGCCAGTCTAAGAGCCGGGGATGCTTTAATACCTTCTATAACCTGGGCCGAACCTGATCTATTAGGTACTGATGAGGGGGACACGGAATGAGTTTCGATAGCTTGCTCCTGAATACCTGTAAGGTTCAACACTTTGCGGTAGGGGCAACGGATGGTTACGGCCAACCTATTAAGGTTTGGACAGTCCTTTACGATAACGAACCCTGTAGACATGTTTCAGGGAAGGGGAGAGAGGTCAAGATCGGTCAAGAGGTCGTGATAATTTACGATGAGTTATTTATTAACGACATCACGATAGACGAACAGGATAGAGTGATCATCGATTGTGTTACTTACGAAGTCCTCTCAGTTGTCTTCAGGCAGGATAACGTAGGCGGGCATCATAAACAATGTTATTTGGAGAGAGTCAAATGAAGATGGAAGTTTCGGTAGAATTGAATCTCAAGACAGAAGAGGTAACAGAAAAGGTTACAGAAGCCTCTAGATTGGCTATGAGAGACACCGTGGTTGAGGTTGCCCATGATGCCATAGTATTATCACCATGGAAAACAGGAAATAACCGTAGGTCAATATTTTTTGGTGCTTCAGGGTTCGGACATCAACAAGCATCTAATGAAGGTCGCCAGGAAGGTGACACATGGACAGGCGAAGACTTATCAGTTTTAGATGATTCCAAAATCGAGGGGGCTGTCTATTCTACGTCAGGTTACGGCGGTTATTTGGAAACAGGCCATCATACTAAGTCTGGTTCTTTTGTTTCTGCACGTCCCTATTTCAAGCCTAGTCTGGACAAGAACTTCACTACGGAAAAGTTTACCAAGAAGGTCAGGGGGTATCTCAAATGAGTTTACCGGATACGAATACGATAATAAGAACCTATCTATTAACTCAACCCGTGGCGGCTTTCGTGACGAATAGAATCTATTGCCCCCGGGCACCAGAGAATGCTGTCCTTCCTAATATAACATTCCTTACCAGAGGAGGGACATCTCTTCCTATAGTAGACGGCATCGTAAGCCCGTCCGTTCAATTTGACTGCTGGGATGACGATCCCATTGATGCAAGAACGATTTATAGGTCATTGTTTGATTGTTTGCAGGGGATAGGTGGGTATTATGACGCATACACACCGGTAGTAGTTGGCGCAAATACCTACTATATCCTTTCAGCAAGAGAGGAGGTACAGGGACAAGATTACCAGGATGAGATACCAAATTACTTCTCAATTCGTACATTCTTTGAGATAAAAATAAAAGGAGGTTAAACATGACATTAGCAAAAGCAGGTTATGGAACAGTATTAAACTGGGATGGGGAGGATATAGCGGAGGTATCGAATATCTCCGGGCCAAGCCTTTCGATTGATACAATTGACGCGACACACTACACGTCACCGTCGCAATTCAAGGAATTCATCGCGGGGTTCGGAGATGGGGGCGAGATCACTTTTGAGTGTAACTTCATAGGAAGTGACACTCTCGGGCAACAGGCATTTATAACGGATGCCTATGCTAAATCAGTGAAGGAAGTCATTATCACGTTATCAAGTCCTATTATAGCCACCTGGACATTTGATGGAGTGGTTACAGGATTAGATTTCGCACAACCGATGGACAACAAACTATCCTTCACGGCCACGATCAAGGTTTCAGGAGTGCCTACATTGGCGGTCAATACTTCGCTTGGTTTGACTACACTGACGGGTATAGAGGAAACTGGCACCGCTGCCCTAGACCTTGTACCGAACTTCCTGAATACTATCTATGCCTATGCGACTGCTCTAATAAACACAGCCTCAACCTGGGTAAAGGTCACTCCTACGCAGTTGACCAATCCTCACACTATCCAAGCCAGAATTAATAATGGCACCTGGACTACACTAACAAGCGGCGCGCTGTCTGGTCAAATAGCAATCGGCGCAGCTAACACATTGACTGAATTGGAGATCAGGTGCTATGAGGTAGGCAAACTTTACAAGACCTACACAATATACATAGCTCGACCATAAATATAGACAGGGGGGAGGCGTAATGCCTCCCCCCTGAAAGGGGAACATGGCAAAAGTATTTTTAGACAAGGAAAGGGAACTCTGTTTAGACCTCAATGCTATAGAGAAATTCTACAAACAGACGGGGATTAACCTCTTGAAAGGGGAAGGATTGAAAGAAGCCTTCTCCGACCTATCCCCGTCAGTGATAAAAGCCTTCCTGTGGGCCTGTCTGAAGGACCCGCTAACGCTAGAAGAGGCCGGCAGTCTGGTAACACTCAAAAATATGGGGGCTGTAACAGAGGCTATCATTTCCTTATCCCAGGAGATAGAGAACCCTTTATCGGATACTGGGCCTTCTGCAAGCTCCACACAAACCTGACAGAAGAGGAATTCTGGCGGTTAAAACCCTCTGAGCTGAAGGCCCTAGTAGAAACCCATAATCGGGAAGAGGAAAATCAAAACAAAATCCTTCAAGTCCGGGAAGACAATGCGGACATACGTTCTGCGTTGATCTGCACTGTCATTGCTAATTCCTTCAGGGGGTCGAAACAGAAGTCTTTTAAGGTATCCGATTTCCTTCCCAAGAAACAGAAGAAACAGACTAACCAAACTCCCGATCAGATGTTCGAGCAAATAAAAGTCTGGAATATGATGCTAGGTGGCAAATGATACAACTAGGTGACGCTCTACTAAAACTCAAGGTAGATTCAACCGACCTTGAAAAGGGGCTCAAGAATGTCGAGAAGCAGTGTACTGATCTCGGCAAGAAGATGATGCTCCTCGGCACAGCTATTGCTGGCGGGTTAATCGGGGCAACTATCGCCTCTGCCAAGCTCGGTGATGAAATATATGAAATGTCCAAAAGGACAGGGCTAGGCACGGTTGCCCTTTCCGAGCTTAGATATATGGCTGATATCTCTGGCACATCCCTAGAAGGCTTAGAAGTGCAAATTAGACGAATGCAACAGGTGATTGCAGACGCATTTGCAGGTACCCCCGAGGCTACGAAGGCCATTACTGACCTAGGATTGTCTATTGAGGACTTGAAGATGATGTCTCCCGAAGACCAGTTTTACACCTTGGCTTCGGCAGTCGCCAGCATTGAAGATCCCACTCTTAGGGCTGCGATGGCACAGGAAATCTTCGGCAGGTCAGGGACGATGTTACTTCCTATGTTTGCCGATGGGGCTGAAGGGATTGCCAAGATGCGTGAGGAGGCTCACCAATATGGGAGGATTATTGACGAGGAAGCAGCCAAGAAGTCTGATGCCTTCAATGATGCTCTTATTAAACTAAAGGAAAGTTTCGGGAAGATAGCGGATGCGATTGGGAGTACATTGATGCCGATTCTAACTCAGCTCATGGAAGACAAGATCGTCCCATTAATCACCAAGATAGCTGACTGGGTTAAGACGCATGAAGACCTCGTAGTCAGTTTACTCAAGATAGGTGGAGTTCTGGCCGTTGGGGGTATGATCCTGATAGGGTTGGGTAATCTGGCGAGGGCCATCATAGCCATAAACGTAGCCATAGCAATCATGCACGGGTTGGCTGGCCCAGCAGGATGGGTAAAACTAGCCGT